CAAAGCCGCAGGCGACTTGGCACAAGGGCGCCGACGGACAGTTGGCCGAGTGGTCGAAGGCGCACGCCTGGAAAGTGTGTAGGCGGGGAACCGTCTCGAGGGTTCGAATCCCTCACTGTCCGCCACCCTCAGAAAATCCCGTTGAATTTCAACGTTCTACCGGGCATTTTGTCAAACCTCTTGGGCAGGTTTGACAGTCGTTTGTTCTAGCTTTGATCCTCCGATAGATTCCATTGCCGTCTGAGCCATGCGGACCCGTGACGCCTTCGCCGTGTAGCGGGTCACTTCCTGCAGGCTCTTGTGACCGCTGATCGCCATGATTTCATGGGGCGTGCAGCCCCTTTCTGCCAAGCGACGGCAGATCGCCTTGCGAAGACCGTGGGGCGACAAGCCATCGGGCAGCCCCTTAACTTCCCGCACCATGTCACGAAACCAGTTCGTAAAGCCCGGCGGGGTGAAGGGCTTTCCCTGAGCCGTGGTCAGATAAGTAAGGTTGTCGCGCGGGACAGCATCGATCGCCGCTGCCAGGACCGGATGCACCGGGATCGCGACTTCCTGCCCCGTCTTCTGTTGAACTATTGTCAGAACCCCTTCGCGGACTTGCTGGCGTCCCATCCGCACAACGTCGCTGCGCCGCTGCCCAGTGTAGAGCAAGAGGCAGAAGGCTAGATGCGCGCGGGTTCCAGGCTGGTGATGCGCTAGGAACAGGTCAATGTGATCCTCTTCCCAAGTGGCGAAGCCTTCGGACTTGTTCTTGATCTTCCGGACGCCCTCGGTCGGATCGTCCCGGCGCCATTCCAGATCGATCGCGTGTTGCATCAAGAGATGCATCATCCGCAGAAGGTTGTTCGCCGCCGCCGGAGTCTCTGCCTTTGCGCCGATGATCTTTTGAACGTGTTGCCGTTCCATTTTCGCGACTCGTTTGTCGCCGTGGTCGGTCCGGAAACGTTCGATGATCCCGCGATAGGTTGTCTTTGTGGACTCGCCCAAGCCTTTCCATTCGGAAGTGCGGTAGAAGCTGGCAATCAGCGCATTTACTGATCCGGGGATGACCTTGGAACGGCCTGCGCTGATCTTCTCGCCTTGGGCTGCCTTTTCATAAGCAGCCATGAACTCAGGCGACCAGGGCAGCCCCGGAAGGGCTACGCGCGGGAAGCCCGGACGGCGGTAGTACCAGCGAATTTTTCCATGCCTGTCTTCGAAGCCTTGGCAATACTTGGGCGGCTTCCGAAGCTGTTTCGTCATTACACTTCATCCCATTCGTTAGGTTCGATCCGCTCGGCCACGGTTCCCGACAGGGCGTCCAGCGCCGCGTCCAGTTTGCGCAGATCGAAGAGGTTGCGGGCGTACATTTTGAGGGGCTGCGGGGCCTTCCCATCCTTCACCATCTTATCGAAGGTACTTGGGGCAACCCCGCAATAGGCAGCCGCTTCCACGCGCGACAGCATCCGCTTTACCGGCGGGTCTATAGCGCGTGGGGCGGTCATCAGATCGAGACCAGGCGGACGGCCACGGTTCCGACACCCGGCCCGGCAGCCTTCGCCACGGTTCCAAGGCGCGTGTTGCCTGCAGCGGTCTCAGTGACCAGATCGGCAGCCGAGTCCCAGTAAACGGGTTCCCCAAGGCTCAGGGTTTGCGCCCCAACCTTTGGAAGTTCCCAGATGCCAGTGACGGCAACGTCAACCGGCTGCCCGGAAGCGGCACCGCCAAGGGCAACGCCCACGATGCTGCCTGCAATGACAACCGCGCCGCTGGAAACCAGTTCGGGCGCGGGGATAGTGATTTGGCTTCCCGCCTGTACAAAATTCGTGGCCATGTCAGACCCCTTTGCTTGTGAGTGGATAGACGATGGAAGATCGCGGGGCAGTCAGCCCTGCGATTTCCGATTCAAGAGATGCAAGGGCGCGGGCCAGTTCTGAGTCCGACCTGTATTCCACTTCCTCGCCGTTGCTATCGCGGACAGATCGGACGCCCGAATAGCGGGCATCCTTCAGCCGGTCGCGCCAGTCCTGAAGTTGGGCCAGCGTCGCCATGGCTTAGACCCCCGGATTCAGGTAAGCGCCGCGCCAGTCGGTTGCGCCTGCGCCGAAGTCCAGAACAACCCGGTATTCCATCCCCAGCACGTCCCAGCCTTCGCGCGAAGCCATCTGCGGACCTTGGGCCGAAGACAGATAAGCGTACTCCATGCAGGGCAGCGCGGCGGGGTCGGCAAAGACGTACCAGCGATTGCCAGAGATCCGGGGTTCGACCAGCAGCGACAGCTTGCCCCCGAACGGGTTCACGTCGTCAACCGTCGCGGCATAGATCGAAGCCAAGACCTGTTCCGCCGTCGTCTCCTGTTCCGGCCCAACGACCAAATAGCGCGGGGTCGCATTGATCGGCGTCTTGCCGTCGAGACCTTTCATCCCGCGCATGGCCTTCCGGGCCAGGCCCAGATTGGCCACGTTCAGGGCACCCGCCGTGCCAAGGTTGCCGTGGGCAGAGTCGAACAGGTTTTCCCCGTCTTCGCCCATGATCGGGTTGGAAAGCAGAAGCCCCACCAGGACGTTGGCTTCCGTCTCTGCAGCCATCCGACCAGCGGTCGCGCCCCAGTCGCGGAAGGCCCCAAGGTCATCATTGATCAGGGCTTTCCGGCTGATCGAGAATTGCGTTGCGTAGGTTTTCAGGCTGTAGGACTCAACCGCTTCGCCGCGAGTCGTGTGCTTGATCTCGCCCTGTTCGGTCAGTTCCTGCAGCGCCCCCACGTCGGACAACTTCAGCTTGGACGCGGGCCGGAAGTCGGCAAGCGTGGTCTGCCGGGCAAGCATCCGGATCGGCGATTGCGCGACCTGATAAGCTTCCATCAGCATCCGGTTGCCGGTCGCGTTCAGCAGCGCCGGAAAGTCGGACGTGCCATGAATGGCAGCCCGGAACAGGGAGTCGGCATCCATGCCGCGAGTCGACTGGCCAGAGGCCTCCACCGCTGCCCGTGCCATGTCCCGCAAGGACTCGGCCATGAAGGGCTTTGCCTGATCGGTCGGCTTGGCCCCAGTCAGGCGCGAATGCAGGGCGTCTGCCCGATGCTGCATGGTCGCGGCGGGGTCTTCGTGAGACGGCCCGACCTTGATCACGGGAAGCGTTTTGCCGCGCTTCTGGATTTCATCGAAGGCAGCCGCGCGAACTTCGGTCACGGTTGCATCTGCATCAATGTGCGCGTCTGCCCAATCGGCGGGCAGATTGGCGGCGCGGGCAATCGCCCGGATTTCCTTGCGGGTCTCTGCCCGGTCTTCAACTTCAGTGGTCATTTGTCCTGCCTCTTGTTTGTTTCGGAACTTCGCCCCTCTGTCGGCGCCCACTGGCACGGCAGAGGCTTCACTGATCGACCAGGCGACAGCCCGGCGGATTCTTCCCTTGGTCACGGGATCGACCTCATCGGCCCACTTCGTCACCCGGTAGCCGATCGAGACGGCCCGAACGCTGCCTTCAGCAATGCGGGCAACGATCGGGGCCGCATCGGCTGCCCCGGATAGCTTGATGGTCGCAACCAGCTTCCCAGCTTCGATCCGGTGACCGGTAATCGACCCGATCACGTCGCGGGCGCTTTCCGTCCGGTGACCGTCAAGCAACGGCGCGCCGTCCAGTGCGGACAGGTCCAACCCGGCAGGGTCCAGTTTTTCCAGATAAGCGCCCTTGGCATCCCTGCGCACCACGTCGGCAAACGTGCTGATCACGGCTTCAATGGTCTGCGCTTCAGCGTTCCAGGTGGAAGGCGTGAAGATCGCAGCGCGGGTCAGGTTGTGGTCAATCGCGGTCATTGCTCGAGTCCTTTTCTTTTTCCCAAGGCGGGCGCGACAGGGTTACCGGCTTCTGTCCGGACTCGCTGTTGATCTGCCGTCGCCATCCGGGCTTGAAGTCATCCGCCTTCATTTGCTGGCCCCCGTTCGGCTGCAATTTCGGCGTCCAGGTCTTCCAGGATCCAACCGCGTTCGGCCACGGCTTTGCGGCGGGAAGTCAGCCCGGCTTCAAGTTCCGCTTTCGTCGCGCTGATATCCTTCAGG